TATTAAAAAAGTGGGAAGAATATGAGAGGCCCATCGACAAGATTGGCGCGTGTTGTGCCAAAATGAGGAAATGAACACATGACACAAAAAAGATGTAATATCGAAGATGTCCTGGGAGAGATCAGGGCAGGCGATGCGGATATACTCGATGACATGGCAACGTGGTTTGCGTGCTCGGACGATCCGGATCAATTTTCGCGACAAATAGAAATCCTACATCGGTATCGCGACATGGCGCAGAAAATGGAGGAAAATAGATGAAAATCACATTCATCCTATCACAATATGGAATAGTCGATCGCGAGTTCGGGATTCGCGACGGCAAATGGTACAATGACATCTACTACGGGAATGGTTGGCCTGGCATATTCGGAAATTGGGCGAGTGGTGCCAGGTGGTGGCAACGATTGGCAAATGTCAGACTCAGACTGCGAATGGAGGCGAATAGATGATGAGTGATTGGGACAGAGGGTTTCTATGGGGGATCATGGCGGGGATGCTGTTGATTGTTCTGGCGATTCTGTTGATAGCGGAGCCGATGCCATGACATTCGATATGCAGAAGATGCGCGAAATTGCAGAAAACTGCAATTCCAAGGACGAATCGGTAGATCACGATTACTGGAATGCACATGCTGGAATGGTGCTGCAATCTGCGTTGGATGAGATCGAACGACTACGAGATCGCGAGAAGCAGCTATTGCTCGATGTGGATCGCAATTATCGCGAGAAGACAGAATATGCGAATGAGGTTGAGCGGTTGCAACGCGATGCTCACCAAAATAACGAGTACATCCAACGATGCAACGAAATGATGCATACAGACCAGAAGCGCATAGCCGAGCTAGAAGCGGCATATAAATTGTTTGTAGAAGCAAACAAAAAGATCATAGTATTTGAAAAGAAGCAGACGGATGGTATATTAGCTGCTCTGGATATGTATGAAGAATTGGAAAAAAAAGTTGCCACGCAGCGTGCCGCCCTAAAGAAGCTCGGCAAGGCAAAACGAGCGCGCGGGAAGGCGCTGGTGGAAGAACGCAAGTTGCGGATGCAGTTGGACGCTTCCCGATTCAACATGGGTATACCTGAAGAAATCGCCATCACGCGCGCCAGAAAACAATTGCATCATGAGGGCAAGTTATGATGACAGAGGAAGAGCTAGATGGCATGCGCACGTTGCTATCCGTTTGTCCTGGGTCGGTTGATGTTACGGAAGCCGGAAAGATGTTGCTTGCCCACATCGATGAGCAAGCCGGGCAGATTACCACCTTGAAATCCATATGCATCCAAGAGCGAAATCGCTATCTAGTAGACTTCATCCATGAATATGATGCTATTCATGATTGCGAAGAGGAAGCGATGAAGCAATTGACCAGGGAATATCCTGAAATATTCGCGGAGGAGATGAAATGAGCGATTTCAAAAAGGAACTGGTGGCATTGATATATAAATACCACCCAGATTTTGAATATATCGAGATCAAGATACAAAAACCGATGGCAACCTTTCCGACTACAATCGATGTCCGGGTGATGGAATGAATGACGACCTCATAGAGAAAACAGAAGCCATGATCAAACGACACGAGGAAGGATATTTTGACTGGTTGCCAATCAAGCAGATTATGCCCGAATTGGTGGCCGAGATCAAACGCCTCCGAGCAATGAATCCGTTTCAAGTAGATGTACCGATTGCAATTAGAATTTCTGGCAATCTGTTTGCTTATGGTAATGCCGAAGAGTCTGCCGAATTGCAAAGGCTGCTTATGCAACTTGCCACCAAGGATGCCCTCAACAACGATCTAATGGCCAATTGCAACCAGCTACGAGATAGATGCTGGAAAGCGGAAGGAGAGCTTGCTAGGTGGCAACAACTTGCAATAGACCTCAAAGCAGTGTCGTATTTTGTGAATTCCAAGTCAAGAGAACAAGTATTCGATCTACAGCCGAAAGAAATTCGGGATAAATATCGAGATCGGGCCGCCAAAGAGCTCGACCTGCAAGTGACGCAAGAAGCAGGATATGTAGAGCGATTAGAACGATTGGCTCTATCAATGTGCCTAGAAGCCGGGTGGGGGCAAGAAGAGTTTGAAGCTGCATTGGCCAAGATTCGCGAGGGCAAGTAACATGAGCATCGATGCACTGCGATACGACGCGATCGCATCCGGCATGCGGATAGAGGCATGCCTGCAAATGATACTAGATGCAGAAGATGCGCACCGCGCCACGGCAGACGACCTATCCGAAGCATGGTACCTCGCCCTGCAGAAATACGCCTCGCCTGAAGAAGCGCTCGCCAAGACGACTGATCTCTTTGATAAAGGATACAACCTGGATATGGTGAAATGTGTCCTTATGAGGCATGCATGACATTATATCAAGCCTGGTTCGAATTCTGCTATGCCGCCCGCGACCTGCTATGGGCCTATAGCCCTGAGACTATCTTTTTTGCAGGCATCTTGATAGGAGCGATCTGTGGCTTGTTACTTGCCTTGGTAACCTATCCGGGTGTGCTCTAGCGGCCCAAGGACAGGAGATCATAGGCCGCTAGGAACAATCGTGCATAGAAAAGGAAAACTGCCCACCTAGGGGCTCTGGTGGGATTTCTGCCAGTCCCGGAACTCCTCGCTGCCATCCAGGAGCTTCCGGAGGAGTCGTGACATGTCACCGCACTCCCCACACGCCGCTAAGTGCTGCAAGAAGGCTACCTGATCCAGCCGGTAGCTGGCGTTGACGTTTTTGTGGGTGGGTGGCATGGCTCAGGCCACCTCTTCCAGACTGCTAGGAGGATAAATGAAAGCCATATTCCCCAGCATGATATTTCCATCGTTCGATACTTCTGTTATTGGGCCTTCGCGGCCCATGTCATACCGATATCCCCCGATGCTCGGCCCGACTATTCGGTATATGGCGGGCATGGATTAGGCCACCTCCTCATCCTCTTCTTCAGCCATTTCTCGATACTCTTCCATAATCCTTCTAATTTCAAGTATGCTCATTTTCCTCAACCTCACATTTCAACAATCACCTATAGCACGCCTCAGCTTAAATACTTTGCGCTATACAGCGCAATACAGCACAGAGCTGCTTTGAGCCTACTTGCCAGAATCGATATGCTGCTTCTCTTTCTGATATAGCTTGCAATTTGGCCCACATGTTCGCTTCTTGGCCAGCATGGTTATGATAGACTCATTGTATGCGATTTGTAGCTCGCGCATTTGGTCTTCTGTGAAATGCTGCATATCTTGATCCTCCTTTATTAAGCGATCCAATTGTATATAGTCTATAGTCTTTTACTCAAATCTATATAGATTAGTGTTCGTTTTGCATCATGTTTAAATGCCCTACGTCTCTGCATGATTATATCTATGCATTTGTATTTATGCACCTTATACGCTGCTAATATCCTCCATATAAGCATCATAACAGCTCTTGCAAAATCGCATAACAAATTCGCCCTCTCCGATGTCATAAAGCTTAGTAACACGATCCCCACATTCTTCACACTTCAATGGCGTTCTGAAATGTTCTTCTCTTTCGCTATCTGCTATCTCCTTTAACATCTTGCCTTCATCCTTGGTAAGCTTCGCATTAGGCATGGTGTAAGGAGCGTTTTCGTTATCAGTAGGCATCCCGTAAGGAAATAAGGCGTTTTTTGGTTTCAAGGTAGAAATTAAATTTGTGTCTTTGGACGTAGATAAATTACTCTTACATATATTATTATTATAACTTACTAACTTACTACTTATATCACTGCTTACGTTTTTGGGTGTAAGTTCGTCACTTACACCATCCTTACTAGCTTCCGGCTCCAATGTCACGATCATATCGAACCCGTTAAATCGATTGTATCCAACCAATGTCAGCATGACTTTGCTCACATTCCGTACGTCATCTTTCAGGGTCACTTTATCGACGTTGAAACCTGGCAATTTCTGCAATAGGCCCGTTTTGCCGTTTTCCCCGTGCACCAACTGACTGATGCGATTAACAGAAACCTTCAGCTTTTCGGCTGCCTCCTCCCTATACATTTCACCATTATTCTTTAGGATAGCTTCTGCAAGTCTTCTTTCCGGCTTGGATAACTTGTCTATCAGAGTATCCGCCCTGCCCAAATAGAGAGCTTTTGCATCCGTGAAATCCTGCTCCGTGGCGGATAGATACTCCTCATCCAATACAATCCTCTGCATGAAATGCCAGACCGCGTTAGCCCTAACCAGATCCAAGAATATCGATGGGTTGCGCCTGCTGCTTAGATCAATCCACTTAATACGTTTTGCAAACGGAATAACAACTTTGAAATTGTGCTTCTTCAGCTCCAGCACCATTGCTCTGCATATCAGAACGTCCTCAGTAACCGGAAACCGTTCCTCACCAGTTGCCGCCTGTTCAAGCAAGTGCTCTATAACAGCCTTGGTTTGGTCCTCTGAGCCATCTACATCGAGCCCAACCTGTCTATTTAGCACTTGTATGTCCTGGCTGCTATCTACTGATGTAATTGCCCACACGATTTCAGGTGGTGCTACCATGATCTGAGCTTCCCGGTCCTTGTCGATTGTCATGTGCTGATATGGTTCATGAAATCTGCTCGATGTCTGCTTAATTATGGCATCCAAATCATCATTTTGTTTGTAATCATCTAGAAATATAATAGTTCCTGGTTTTATGTTATGGTAAAATATCGCTTTGCTTGATAACGATGTTTTGATGTATGCACATTTCGGCAAGCAGTGTAGAAATGTTTCTACTGCGTCAGACTTTCCCATGCCGGATTCGCCAGATAGCTTCGGATGCAACCCATTGCTGGTTTTGTTGAGTTGGCTTCCAGTACAATACATCAACAGGTGTCCTAGATCACGATCTCCGACGTGAATTTTGTTATAGGCGTCTAGGAAGAAATCTATTGGCTTTCCATTTTTCAGTATATCTATGGCCTTTGCTTTTATCTCCTCGGTTATACCTTCTTCCTCTTCTACGGATGCCTCTGGTTGGTTTTCTTCTTCACGTTTTTGAACCTCTTGTCTAAACTCATTCCATGAATTTGCATCAATCTCAAAGGTCTCAGGCAACTTATCCCACTTGCGACAGCTCACCCAGATAGGTTCGTTATTCCTGACTAACGCAAACCATTTCGCCGCGCCCTTAATCTCACATATCCAGTTACCTCTTTCATCCGTCCAAGAATATAGACTTCCCCCGGTATCTAGGACCATCTTGTACTTTTTTGGATCTGGCATTAAACCATCTCGATTTTGCAATTGCTCGATTTCTTGCCTATGTGGCCTTTCTCTCTGGCGATCTCAACCGTCTGCTTGAACAAATCGCCCCGGAGGACTCCTGCGCGGGCCTGATCGCATCTGATAATACCTTCTTTCACCGCTATAGCCAGGGCGGGCCCCCCACCTGAGCAACATCTCCAGCAATGCCAGGAGTTGTCTTTCAGGTCAATTATCAGGTTGTTGCCGCCAACGGAACCGTGAATGGGATGCACTCCTTTCAGTTGCCCTGGGGATTTTCTAGCATTCTTGGGGGATAATACATCTTCCACCCGGACACCATCGAATGGATCTCTGATATTTGGGTCAACCATCACCACCTTGAGCCGCTTTTTTTCCGGTAATGCCTCATCAAATCCATAATCCACATGCTTAGATAAAATTGCCTTCAATGTCACAGAATCCAAAGAGGCTATTGGCAAATCTCTTTCGATTGTGTAGGCTTTGCCGTTGGGGTGGATAGACGAGGGGCAAACAACCTGCGCACCTCTACTTTGAACCTCTCCGAGATGCAATGGTTTCCCTTCGTCCTTTAATTCACGGTCAAACATTATTATCTTTTGATCTAAATCCGATTTATAGTAAAGGTGAAGTCCTCCTCCGCCCGTCCTTACCGTAAACGTGTCGGGCAATTCGTTCATTAAACCGATTTCTGTCAACCTAACCAAATTATCAGCATCAAAAACACAAAGCCCGCCCGCGCCCGTCAGTGCGCCATAATTTTGATGTGATCCCACCCACGATAAGAATTTTTCATCAGTTATTTTATAGTTCGTATTGCTACCGGGAACTGCCCACTGCCTCTCGAATGGCTTCTTTGAGCCTGCGTCTATGCGAACAAACCTGAAATCTTCTCTTTGTAATTGTAAAGGTATTCTGGAAAGCGCCCTTTCCCGGAACGTATCAATTTCGCTCATGCCATTCCCCGTGCTATCCATTCTTCTTTTGTAAAGTAGGATCTTCCATCATAGATCTCATCAATGATCCGATGTAACATCGATTCCCAACGTTCTTGTTCATGGTTTGTTTTGCCGTGGCATCGAGAACATAGTGCAGAAAATCTGACCGGTTTACCATCGCAGCATGCTTCTTTATTATAATTTACGTGGTGGCATCCCATGTTTTGCTTGTTTTCTTCAGTAGATTTTCCGCATGTCAGACATCTATACTCAAAAAAAGCTCGTATACGTTGCCTCAAATTGTCGTTGAATTTTGGACAATACGGTTCAAACGAAATTCCGCCCTGCCAATTAGATCCGTTTTCTCCTCGATTCGATGCTGAAATTTTTGCTCTGGTTTCTGGTGAAAATTTTCTCCCCATTTGCGCCTTAGCCATTTTTTGTCTGGTTTCGATGCTAAGCTTTTTACCTGTCTTAATAGCGGACATTCTCGCGATTGCTTCCGGTGTATGCTTTATTCCTAAATGGCTCTTATTCCCGATATGAGCCAATGATTGCTTTTCGCGGGTTTCCGGGCTCGCCTTTTTTCCATAGTTAGGATTTTTTTCTCCCTTGGTTGCTTTCGATATTTTCTTGCGGCATTCCGCTGAGCGGGGTACACCGGCGTGAGGATTCTTTCTTCCTGTCATCATTTGGATCGCCTCACATAATCCGGGCACAACCAAGGCCTGCACATCATTGGATCAGTCAAACATCCCCGATTGGCGCATCGACGAAGCGTATTTATAGGATGCCTGCTATTCTTCTTATTGTCCATTGAAGCACCTCTAAGCTCTCGTGCCATCGAGAGCATCCTTATTTTCTATGTTGCTTTTCAGGTAATCCCTTATAGCAGCCTCTACGACCAATGATTGCCCTCTGAATTTTCCGTACTTTGCCAGGGTAAACTCTCTGAGCTGGAGAGCTAAATCGTCTCCTATGTCGATTTGCATTTTAGCCATGCTTGGTGTTATTGCTTTAATCGTATTTGAATGTTTTGGTTTATTCGATAGGGAAACATTTAAATATCTTAGCTGCCCTATGGGGTATTAGATGAAATTGATTGATATCACAGGGAGGAAGTTCGGAAGGCTTGCTGTCGTTTCTAGGCAGGGACACATTGGAAAGGAGATAACTTGGTTATGCAAATGTGATTGTGGGAAGGAAGTTGTGGTATTAGGGAATCATCTTAGAAGAGGTGCAATAGTCAGTTGTGGTTGTTTCAGAAAAGAGAATGCTTCTAGATTAAACAAAGGTGATAAGAATCCTATGTTTGGACTTCCAAGAGAGAAAAATCCAATGATGAGAGCTGATGTAAGGGCAACGGTTTCAAAAGCGCTTTCTGGAAAGAATAATCCCATGTACGGGAAAACAGGAAACCAAAATCCGATGTGGGGCAAAAGCGGAAAAGATTCTCCCTGTTGGGGCAGAATAGGAGATAAACATCCTAACTGGAAAGGCGGCATCTCGTTTGAACCTTATTGTGATAAATTTAATGGTATATTAAAAGAAAGTGTGAGAGACAAATTTAACCGAAAATGCTTCAATTGTGATAAAGATGAAAAGGACAACGGCAGATTACTAGGAGTGCATCACACTGATTACAATAAGATGCAAGGATGCGGCAAACGTCCTTGGTGTTTGCTTCCAATGTGTAGTACCTGCCATTCAAAAAGCAATTACAATAGATGGTACTGGTTTGCAAAATTGTATAATTATTGGGCAATGCCTTATATGCAAGAGGGGTGGATGTAATGGAAGAGGGTTGGTACAAAGAATATGCTGATAAAATCGCAACGGAGATAGCAAAAGAAACTGATCTAGACTATAAAACCGAAATGTTAAATAAAGTCAGACTTGCACTGCATGAAGTCAGTCCCTTTAAAAGCGAACCGGTTGATTACGTAGTATGGATAAATTCTAATAAAGTTGTTGCCAACGATTATAATCCTAACGTGGTAGCGCCGCCTGAAATGAAGCTGCTAGAGCACTCTGTCTTAATGGATGGTTTTACACAGCCGATTGTGACTTTCCCGCACGACCAAAAGGTAGAGGTTATTGATGGATTCCACCGCCTCCGAGTAGGCAAAGAGTGCGAGTCCGTGCAAAAGAGGATAAAAGGTTATCTACCAACTGTCATTATCAAGGGCGATAGAACAGAAAAGAACGACCGAATTGCATCAACCATAAGGCATAATCGCGCACGTGGAAAGCACCAAATCGATGCAATGTCCGAAATCGTTCTCGAACTTAAAAACCGCAACTGGAAGAACGAACGGATTGCTCGCGAGTTGGGCATGGATGAAGAAGAGATCTTGCGCCTCTGTCAGATAACAGGTCTAGAGGGTCTATTCAAAGACGATGATTTTTCCAAAGCATGGGAATCATCTGATACAGTGGAATGGTTCGAAGATTTAGATGATACCACTGAAATTGGGACAAAATACAGAACGGTGAACACTGAAGACCCAACAAGGATATTTCATACCTTCGATAAGTGGGAATGTTATAAGGCAGGTTTTTACGCTACTTCAGTCGAAGGAAAGACAGCGGATGAATGCGAGAAGGCTTATGCCGAATTCCTGAAAAATTCTGAAAAGTTTAAAAGTGCGTGCGATAGAGTAATCTCAGAATGGAAACACTCGTGCGAACACTATCTTACGAATACAGCAATGAACAGAATCGCATGGATGGGGCAAGCATCTGCCTGCATTTCAGAAGGCTTGCCTAACAAGTATTGCTCTGGATTCAATCTTCTAACCGATGAAGAGCAACTAATAGCAAATAACATTGCATTAGACGCTATAAACGCATGGATGAAAGCAAATGTCAGACCACAAATAACATTAGACGAAGCACAATCAACTGGAAGGCAAGTCAATATTTATTGAGGTATGAACATGGCAACTAAAAGATATCTCGATATATCGGTTCTCGAAGCATCGAGACAACGTGTCTCTACTCTCTTCGACGAATTTGAGAATATTTATATCTCCTTTTCAGGCGGAAAGGATAGCAGCGTGATGACTCACCTGGTGTTAGCAGAGGCCCGGAAAAGGAACCGAAAAGTCGGACTGCTAATAATCGATCTGGAATGCCAATACAAAGACACCATTGACCATGTAAATATCATGGTAGAAGAATATAAAGATAACATCGAACTGCACTGGTTCTGTGGTGAATTGCTTATGAGGAATGCGGTAAGCAACTACGAACCTAAATGGATCTGTTGGGATGAATCTAGAAAGGCAGATTGGATAAGAGAAAAGCCGTTGATGGCAGCGGATTTGAGCCAATATGATTTTTATGTCCCAAAGATGGAATTTGAAGAGCTTATAATTGTCTTCGGGGAATGGTATTGCAAAGTGCACGGTGGAGGAAAAACGGCGGCGTGTATAGGCATCAGATCAGATGAAAGCTTGCATCGATATAGGGCGATCGTATCTAGGAAAGAAGGAATAATGTATAAAAACCTGAAATGGACCACGATGGTATCGCCTAGATTGTATAATATCTATCCGATCTATGACTGGAAGACAGAGGACATTTGGATATTTCACGGGAAGTATCCCGCGTTGCACCATAACAAAATCTACGATAAGATGAACATGGCAGGGGTAAAATTGAGCCAACAGAGGCTTTGTCAGCCTTTCGGAGATGATCAGAGAAAAGGTCTATGGCTGTACCACATCTTGGAGCCTATAACATGGGGGAAGCTTATTGCAAGGGTCAATGGAGCTAACAGCGGGGCGATCTACATCCAAGAAGACGGTAACATGACAGGATACAATCAAATATCTTTGCCGCCCGGTCATACCTGGAAGTCGTTCTGTAATATGCTTTTGCGAACCATGCCAAAGAAAACCAGTATGCATTACAGAGCAAGGTTTGAAAAATTCATCTATGGATGGAAAGCCAGAGGGTACGAAACGATACCGGATGAAGCCCCGCCAGAGCTAGAGTCAAAGTGTTGGGTGCCGTCTTGGCGTAGAATGTGCAAGGTGATTCTGAGAAACGATTATTTTTGTAAAGGACTTGGTCAAACTCAACCTAAGAGTGCAGCATACGGAATTTTCAAAGACATGAAGAAAAGCGGTGCGTTGTCGTCAGATAAAAAGAGGAAAATAAATGGATAAAGACACGAATTGTCGAAAATGTGGGAAACCATGTTCGCGAAATATGACCGTGCTTGGTATCGGTCCCGTTTGTTGTTCGTGTCTGCAATCCCATCAAGATAAATCTTTTTGGGAAAAGTTGCATGGAAGGATAGATCCGAAAGTTAAAATCATAAGAGACGCAAAGGCTAATCCTGGCCAGAGGACTCTAAATGATATCAGCGTCAAAGATTAATACCTATCTACATTGCCCGAAACAATATTTTTTCAGGTACGTGCAGGAAATGCCATTTGTGCCATCCGAGGCAATGCGTTTGGGCAGCAAAGTACATGGCAAGATTGCAAAATTCGATTTTGAAGCAGATAATACCATTGAGCAGCACATGCTAAAAAATGCGAAGAAATTCTTAGACGGCATGCCAGAAAATCCGATCATGGAAACGACCTATGAGGATAAGCAGAATCCAGGTAGATTCTTTGGCGAGCTGTTTGGTCATCGGTGCATAGGGATATTTGATTTCCATTGGCCTGATTGCAGTATAGCAGGAGATTGGAAGACCGGGAAACTTGACCTACGATATACCCAGAGCTATGATGTCCAAGCCTATATATTGGCCGAGCTATTTAAGCAGAAGTATGGCAAGTCACTTGACAAATTCTATTTCAAGTTCCTTCGCGATGGCGGGTTATATCCTGCTAGAAGCATTGTAGAATCGGAACTTCGTGATAAGACGACCGATATCATATTAGATGCTCTAATAGGTATAGACGCGAACGAGTACCTGAAATGCAAGGGGCCGCTATGCAATTGGTGTGATGCGAAGAAACTTTGTGACTCATGCGATTAAACAAGAATAAATTTTAGGATGTAATCTTCACACATCCTATAATATTTTATCATATCGCAAAATAACCTCCCCTTCCGGCCCCCTGCTTCCCCTCCTCACGTGATCATGATATTGACAGATCCAAGTAAGCTGCCCCTTGCCATCGGTGCCTACCTCATCAGCCCAATAATAGCAGTCTGCCCCGATCTGAATGCCGTATAGATGGCCTCCATTGGTGGGAGGCGACTCGGTAGATTTCCTAAGGGCGGTGCCTTTCCAGGGATCGGATGTCATTTCTTGCCCCTCTTCCGCACATCTCTGACATGGGCCGCCTTCTGGATAGCAGCATGTCGCTTTTTCTCTTCATCTGTCATCTTTCGGAGCCGCCAATCCTGGCAAGTTCCTGAATGCGTGATCATTTTTTCGGGGCGGCACCGCGAAAGGTTGACATTCCAGAAACAAAATTTACAACGGCCTTCCATTTTCTCCATATAGATCAGTGCTCCATTCTATACACCAAGTCGAATTATTGCCGCTTATATTCGCCCCCGGTGCCAATATGCTGCTTTCGTTGTAGCCTATGCCGGTAAAGTTTCCCGCTACATATAGGCTCATGTCGCTGCCTGATGCCAACGATAGCAGCAAAAATATGATAAGTAGCTTCATACTAGCTCCCTATGAGAATCTGTCACAAGTTCCGATTGAAACCTATGGTTGTGCGGCGCTTCCCGTAGGATATCCTCATAACATCTGGAAATTTCCAGATAGTCCTCATCCAGTGCATCTGGAATTTCAATAATGATTCTGATCATCTAATCACTTCACCCCATGCAATCACCACTTCGTTTCCTACCATTTTCCACATCTCAGCCGCCTTGTTTTTTGGAATTTCGATCATCACCACGGCAATCTCTTCACCATCTGGCTCGATGATGTCTTTGACTTTTCCAATCATTCGGGTCCCCATATTTTGCTACTCGCTCGTTTTACCTGGTCAGGTTGCCCACCTACGCCGCTAAACTCCTTATGCGGCCTGATACCCTTCAGTGTCGTTTGCCAACCGGGTTTTAGGTTGCCGGACGTGTCGAAAAAATCATCGGCAAAGAACCAGCATGCCCCATCCAGCACCAACGGAGCCGCCTGCACCCATTCGTCGGTTTCGCATAGGCATCGAGCCATGACCGATGCATCCAGGGGCTTCTCTTCATACGCGATGTCCGCCTTCTGGAAAGCAGCCATGAGTAGCTTGCATCTCGGACAGGTTGGCGTGCTGTAGATAATCATGCCGATTGCTCCGGTTCTGCCTCTTTCTCGACTTCAAGCGATCCATCCGGCGTGCATGTGAGACATTGCCAGCTTTCGGTCGCCTGAAACCCCCTTCTTCTTAGCAGCCTCCTGGAAAGAACAGATATTAAATCGAGTGCCTGAGCATCCGATAATGTGCATCTTTGGCCGTCTATTTCGAGTGCTGTCCACGGTTTCGGACCCGCGAGCGAAATTACATGCAGATCAAAATTGTCTGCTTGAAAGTCGGATTGAACTCTATATTTTCTGATATCGTTGCTCATATTATTCATCCCTCGAAATCTTCATCTCTGCATACAATTGATTCAATTTCCCCTCATAGCAATCTATAGCTTCCTGGACTTGTGCAATTTTCTGATCCATTGGAATAATAACCCTGGTAGGTTGAATCTTCTTCCTCATCAGTGGATCGGCATTTTGTCGCATGGCCGCCCGCCAAGCTCGGCACATTTCACATGCGCAACTTGCTTCATGCCGATTCATGCTTTTTCAACTCACTTCGCAAATATTCTATTTCATCCAACGCGGCGGCATACCCCCATACCGATAGGAGAATATCACATACATCGATTGGCAGGTTGCCAATTTCAGATATCGCCCATTTATCAAACCTTTCCGATAGTTCTTTTGCCCGTTTCATGTCGAATTCTACCTCTTCTCCGAGGCTATTTTTGATCATGGCTGGGCCTTCATGGCAGCAAGATAGCATGTGAGGATGGCTTTGGCGGGCGAATCTCCTCCGATATAACATTTCAATGCGTTATACCCAGAGTCGAAGATGTCGCATTGAAATAATCCTTTTGTGATGACTGGATCGCCATCTTCTAGCAGCCAATGCCATCCTCTTGCAGCAATGGCCCGCTGACATGCACCCTGGATCACATCATTTCTATGCTTCAGGTACACTGGATCGTCTGCCGCAAAACCACCCTCTTCTTCCAGCCACAACGCCCATTGCCAGATTTCATCATAGCAGGCCGGGTCAAGTTGCTTAAGCTCTTCTAAAAGTTTTTTCATCCCACCACCTTCTTGAATTTGTCAGTGACTTCCCATATGCTCATCCAGTATCGGTTCCTATTTCCGTGATCGATGGGGGCCTTTCCCACCGTTCTCATGTAGCCATCTCCTTTCAGCATCCGGAGAGTTCCTTGACCGACGGGGGAAGCTGAAAACAGGAATTTCTGAGACGGAATCTTTCTTGCCAGCTCCATGTTATTTTTGATCCAGAAATAGCCCTTTGTCATCCTCATATGATCCTCCGATATGCAGCAATCCCCATTCCCACCATTGCCAGGAATATCATCATAAGGCCAAAAATTAGAAGGAAATAATCATTCACGCGATCTCAGCTCCTTGAGCCGTTTTGTCACATCCTCGGGCATCCAGCTACCTCCGAATCTCCTATTTATCACATCTGCTATCTCAATGGGCGGCTTAGACGCCATATCCACTATGAGACTATCAATCATGGAACTGCTCTTGATCGGCTTTGGCCGCTTGGCCACCATGACCGGCACCTTCTTTGGTGCGCATCCCTGGCTACAATACATCTTGCCCTCGATCGCCACCTTATCTCGACTCAGTGACTTGCCGCAAGAGCTGCATGTGGGCTCGATAGGCGGCTTTTCTGCCTCTGGCATGACAAGAGGCTGCACGGGTTGTAACCCTTCGATTTTGGGCTCTACGGGCAGCTTCCTCAGCACGTTCATGATATATGCTTGCACCACGCCGCCAACTTGCATGACTGGCAAATTCAACTCTTTGGCAATCTGATCTCGTCGCATACCAGCGTCATGCAGTCTCTTGATTTCGGTTTTTGATTCGTCGCTAAGCGGTTTAGGCCGCAAATTGCACCCCTCAGGCGGCTTCATATTGGCCGGGAACTTGGATGTTTCCGCCAAGACCGCTTCGTGTATCATTTTTCTGAGGTGGTCGGTTGACTCCTCGGGATTTAGAATTATTTGCATTTATACTTCTCCTGCCATTTCAGGCGTTTCGCTTCGGGCCAACTTTTTCATATCTTGGATGGCCATCCACAACGACTTGTTTTCGTGAATCGGTTCAGTGGTTCGCGAAAACGTCCCGTTGCACCCGGTCAGATACCTGGCCATGTGAACTTCAAACCATGAATATGTGATTATACCGTCTTTGATAATCATGGCTTCATCTCCTGCCATTTGGTAATCCCACACGCGGCAACCGCGAATCCCAGCATCGTGAATAGCGCACCGAGACCCGCTTCTATCCATCCCGCGTATGCCCCTTGTGAGAAATGAATAGCCGCGATCCCTGCGCACAACGCAGCCCACAGATACAACCATCTCATCCCAACATCTCCTCAATTTTCTCCAATTTCTTCAGCATCCTGACACCTGTCTGCCTCAGATGCCAGTCACCGCGAAATTCCGATACCAGATCATGCTTTTTCATTTCTGTCAGCATCTCGGATACCGTGGTCGAATAGATGTTCTCAATGTTACTGATATCGGTTTTGGTGAGATCGCGTTTAGATAGCGATCGCA